GCCATTGTGTGCTCAAACCCTGCCTTGTCGGTCTCCAACAGTGCGATTTTCACGAGACTCTTCCCCCTATCGCCGTTCCAGCGATCAGCGGCCCCCCACCTGGAGGAGCAGTTCCTAAAACTGTACCCATGGCAAACATGACTTCGGCATTTTGTTGGATAAAATCAACAATGGCAGCACATTTCTTTTTAACTTTGTCGTTAGCAGACTGCCCAAGGCCGGCAGCAACAAGGGAGGCCATACCGTCTCCTGCCATACCGCTTATTTTACCACCCGAGCCCATTCCTATAAATGGGCCAGGAGATACTGGGGTATTTGCGCAAGTTCCACTTATTCCGCCAGGGCTGAAGGACACTTGCGCAGTAAGAAGGTGCGTTGTGATGCCAGTAGCCATGCCAATTAGCTGAGGGGTCGGCCCGGGTTTATTCATTTTGGCCGCCATCTGGACGGCAAGTGTAGGCCCTGACGGCCCGATAAGGAGCCCCAGCTGTCCGGCTCCTGCGGAAAGAGGCCCCCCAGGAGGGCACGTCCCACTGATGGTTTGGGGCAAAAAGCTCACCATCCCCATGGTAGTAATTTCACCTATAATGGCCTCAGCCATACCCTTAACTTCGTCGCTGGGGTCGCCGTCCTCCCCGAGCGCGTCGTGAATAGCCTTTGCGAGGTCACTGGGGGACATGGCCATTAGGGCGAAACCCTTTCAAAGGAGAGATCGCTCTCTTTCTTCCCATTTATAATCTTACGAGCAGTCGTGGTCGATATATGGTTGTCTCTGCAAAACCCCCTGACGGAGCTCCACTCGCCCAGCAAAGCACCACCTTTAAAGACTCTGATTGGATGGTTTCTATCGCTGAGAGTATCCATCTTTTTAGGAGGAGTAGGAGAGTCGCGCACAACGAATCCGTTAACGGTCTTCCTCTTGCCCTTCAAAGCTAAGCACACTTTTGACTTTGGTAGGCCCAGTGCTTCGCACGCGTCTATCTGAGTATTGTATCTTCCGACAAGTTCACCTGTTTTTTTAAACACAAAGACTTCGGCCCCACCACGCTCTCTACTGTGCTTTTCGCGAGTTTCTGGTTTTTTGTGGTAGACGTTTTTTAGGGTGTCGGCTACTTTCTCTTTTGCTCTTTCGTTTGTACCGTCGAACCCTACTCCACCTTTATTTTCATTGTACCCATTTGCGATGCTTGAGTACTTTTCAATGAAATACTTCTCTTGCCTCTCCGCCTCTTCTCTTGACGTAATACCGGACTGCAGTACCTCCCAGTCGAACGCGCCGTCCCCAAGAGTGCGAAGCGCTTCATGGAACTTCATATTTGTTCTGTGACCGCGCGCATCTAGCCTATGCTGGCTTTTACGCCTAAGAACCATCTTTTGGGTAAAGCCTATATAGCTTTTACCGTCTCGTGAGAAAGCACGATAGATTTTGAACATTAGACGCCTCCTTTAATTGTCTCTAGGAGGGTTTTAACCGAAGCAACGCTAGCTTGTACAGATAAATATGAGGAAACATTCAGGGGAGGCCCGCTTCCGTAACCGAGATTACCCAGATGCGTCTCCGACTGCATCGCCGTAAGGAGTGTGTCCAGGTGCGTTAGAAGCTGGATGATTTGATCCACAATCTCAGCTGCCGGGCCGCCAAGCCCCACCTTTCCCTTGCCGAGTTTTAACTTCCCGCCAGACCCTTCGAGCTCCATATCGCCAGCAGTGGCCACAGCTTTAATATTCCCCGCAGTGGATTCAACGCTGATGTTCCCCGCAGTTGTCTTGGCTGAGATGTTTCCGTTTGTGGACTCGACGCCTATATTCCCGAGACTGGTTTTGGCCGTGATATCCCCAGCGATCAGATCTGCCGTAAGGTTTCCGGTCTTTGACTTGACAGTTATGTCAGATAGCGCATCGATCTCCACGGACCCGTCGGGCGAGATCGTCTGCGTTATCGTTGCTGCCCCCGGGGGGCCGATCTTAAGGACAGTCTTACCTGTGATGTCGACAGAATACTCATAAGACGGTGCGGGGACTCCTACAACACCAGGGAGCCCTGGGCCGATAGACTGCCGGAACACAGTGGTAGCGTCGACCTGCCCCTTTTCTTCCACCATAATGACGGTGCGGGCGAGGTCTCTTCGGAACTCCTCGGTAAAGATGGTGGTTTGTAGGATGTCATCTACTTCCCAGTTGGTGTACCCTCCGCCGGCCCTAAGATTGTAGTTCTGGCAGATATCTAGGATCCGGCTGTCCGTCGGGAATAGCACTCTCTTAAGGGTGTCGTTACTGAAAAGCTCGATTGATCCGTTAGCCCGGACGACGGCATAGTTTCCGGACCTGGTGCTCATCGACTTATCGCCCTGGACGAGCCGCTTCACGACCTCCTTGCCAGTGACCGCACCTTTGTCGCCCCGATAGGCATTGAACGACCCGAAGATGAACGCCTCTCCCTCCACGAAGAAGACAAGGCCCATGGACCCTGGTCGAGGTATGATCGAGAACTCGTCCCCCTCGGCGTTGGAGTCCATATTGACCCATTGAACGTTATCGAGAGACAGGTCATTTAGGCCGTCAGCCCCGAAGAAGGTCTTGACCGTGCAGGTCCTCCGGTCGATGTCGACAGCTGCAATCCTCCCCAGAGCGATACCACTGGAGAGTCTTTGCCTGGTAGGGTGCTGTCTTTCGTATATGGATTTATCAGCCAAGGATAGCCTCCTTATGATGGAAAAGGTTATCAAAAGGTTGGTATAAGCTCAATGAAGCAGTTCATTTATCTGTAAGGAGAAATTCATGTCTAGCATTAACTGTGTTCTTGTTGTCGGTAACCTGGGACAGGACCCTGAGTTGCGGTATACGCAGTCGGGTGTCCCGACGGTAACCCTGAGCGTCGCCACGTCCCGTGTGTGGAATGATAAGGAGGGCAACAGGCAAGAGAAAACTGAATGGCACCGCGTTGTCGTATGGAACAAGCCTGCGGAAAACTGCGCAAAATATCTGAAGAAGGGGTCTAAGGTCGGCGTCCGCGGGCACCTCGACACCCGGTCTTGGGAAGATAAAGACGGGACCAAGAGGTACACCACAGAGGTTGTGGCCGAAGAGGTTCAATTCCTATCAGGTCCTGGGGACAACAAAGGCTCTAGTATTCCTCCAAGAGAGGATGATGGCCCAGCGCAAACAAGGCAGTCTTCCCAGAAACCCAACAACTACGCTCCACAAGAAAGTACCGGCCTCGATGACATACCTTTCTAAATTGGCTTGCAGAGGTATAGCGTATTCATATAGAACTGTCTTTATTGATAATTCCATTATTGGAGGATGGTTATTTTATGAATTCCGCTGAACTTATTGATAAGCTTGCGTCTAAAACTGGCTTAAGCAAAAACAAAGTTGGTCAGGTGCTAAAAACCTTTACGGCTACCGTAACGAAACAAGTTCAAAAAGGCGGCGACGTTCGTCTTGTTGGGTTTGGGACGTTCAAGCGTATTACACGCCAAGCCCGCAAAGGCCGCAACCCACAGACAGGTGCTTCCGTGAAGATCCCTGCGCGTAAAGCACCAAAGTTCATCGCTGGTCGCAATTTTAAAGAAGCAGTTTCAGGTCGTAAATCGGCCTAACTGAAGTTCATTTTCTGCCTTTCCATTTATGACCACCCCTGGTTATCTGGGGGTGGTTCTTTTTTCGGAGAAACAAAATGCCTAGGATTATTTATAGAGAAGACCTGGATCGTGCCCTCCAGCGCGGTTGTGACGACCCACCTGCCTAGAGCATGGATCGAAAAAGGATGCGATATTCCTAGCCCAAACCTGCCATAAGGGCGCTGGGTTAGATGTTAGGTACTCTAACGGGAGGATGCAGCTTATCTGCGTGGAGTGCCATATGGTCGCTGCGGTGGTGGCTGTTGGGAGTATATGAAGAGAGCCCTTAGGGGCTCATTTTTTTTATCTTTTAGCAGAGCCGAAGAATCCGTTCCAAAACGCGTGCTTTTCAACACCGGCTCTTTCCTCGATCTCCTCTTCCTTTGCAGTTTCTGCTTTTTCTTGCTCCGGGGTTTCCCGCTCTTCGTGCTTTTTTAAGACGTACTTTAGTTCGTCTACCGTAGCGTCACGCGCCATTTTAATCTCCGATGCCTGGGTATTTCGAGTGAACTGCTGCGCGCACCGCTTTTTGCTCTGCCGGTGTTCCAAACTGAGAGACTCGTGCGAGCGCGTTCCTTGCGTGCGCTTTATCATGGATAGGGTATTTTCTTTTCTCGGGGAAAACAAAGGAAGAATCGGGGAGACGCTCTCGCGCTTTATATGTGAGCTCTCTCGCGGCTTTCTCAAAGCCAGACCAAAACGCTCTCTTCTTCATTTTAGTTTCTTCTTTGAATGGGCTAGCCAAGTACTGACCGATACCTTGTCCGAGAGCTAGGCTACCCCCAAGAATTATGGAAGGAAGAATGAGTTTGTTAGGCTCTACTTTGCGAGCTTTCAAGAGAGCGTCTTCAATGCGCTTAACCGCTGTATCGACGCTAGGGTTATCCAAGGTGTGCTTAATGTTTATGTCGCCCATGACATTTTTTAAGCCCTGAAGGCTGTCGATAAGTCGCTCAGCCTGATTAGGGTCAAGTTGGTGTTTCACATTGAACAGTCCCATTAGTATTTCCCATCCTTTCCTTGCCCAAACGTCGCACCGTGTGCAAGCGCCGGTACTGGGTGATAGTCGCTTATGTCAGTGCTCCATCGTTGAGCGGCACCCTCAGTGAGAGATTTCGCGAGGTAACGGTACCCAAGAGAAGACATCCAGTCCTTCTTCAAAAGAGGTAACGTGCTGATTCCTTTTAAAAGAGGAGCGTGCTTGAGGGCTTCTTTTTTAATGGTGACCTCTTTAATACCTCTTGATTTTAAAACGGTTATGTCCTTATCGGCAAGGACTTTACCCATCTGAAGGCCAGGTAACTCCTCAGCGAGCGTCATCCCGGTGGATTCTTCTACGGGGACTTTCTGAATAAGGTTTTGGTTGTAGTGGTTAGCTACGGTGTACGGGGCGATATCTCCTGGCAAGAAATCGGAGTCTTTGGGGTTATTCACAACTCTCGTGGTGTTCCCAAGAGAGCGCACAATCGTCTCAAACACTCGCTTTTGTATCCCCACTCCTTGGTTCTTGTAGGCGCTATGAAGCTCATCCACAATATACTGCTGGGCGGCCTGCATCCCTTTGTACTTTACAAGCTCTTGTGGCTTTATCACTCCATCAGACAAGGGGTCCCCTGCCTGAACTTTAGAACCAACCTTGACGTAGAGCTTTCTCCCCTGAGGCACGAAAACCTTCTCTGTGCCGATGAACACGTTGAAACCACCAGCAAGGCCCGGTTCTACTTTGGTCACCTGTCCTGACTTTGTGGCAAGTGACGCGGAACCATGGACGGTCTTTGGAAGTTTCAAGAGCTGGTCGATCCGCTGGTAACCTCCAACATCGGCCCCAGTTCCCGCAACCCCGCCGGTGTGACGTGTATTCATCACTATCTGCACTAAGGGCTCGGATATGGTCTGTCCTGCTTTTGCACCAACGTTATCACCAAGCCCCGGGTCTGCTCCGTGCTCATCGATGCCGTGGCACTTAGAGCACACCCCCTTGGCCTGGAGACAGGTGAGCGGCGAGCGGACCTTGACGGCATGAACGCCTTTCTTTTTAAGGATGGTGATTACGTTGTGGTCGATAAGCGTATTATGCACAGCACCGGGGTGGTCGCCGGCTAGGTATCGGTCCAGAACGTCAACATCATCGACCTTCATCTGGACGCCATTTTTCGTTCCACAGTCTACGCTGCTCACGACGTTATCGATGGTAGACGCCATAATGTCTTTCGAGAACGCTCCCGGCAAGCTTGTTTGGATAGCACGGTCCATGCCACCACGGCGGGCGCCGTACATCGACAGCCAATAGTCACTGACACCGAGGCCCTCTGAGTAAGACTTCTTAATTGGCCTTGCGATGGTTTTGCCACGGGCATCCGTCACAAAGAGCGGAGATGCCACGATAGATCTGAGCTGGCTCTTGTCGCCCCGTGCCCCAGAAGACACCATGTCGTAAAGCGGATTCTTTTTATCCTTGAGCTTGCTCTCGATTACCTTATCCATAAGCTGCTGGGCTGTGGCGGTAACCTTGCTGAGCTGCTCTTCAGTCTTAGCCTTCTTGGCTTCCCGCTCGGCATAAGCCACAACTTTATCACGCTCTTTTCTCATGTCAGCTAGGTCGTCCAGGCCCAGTGTGAATCCCGTCTCATACGCGTGCTTTTCGCCTTCTTTTTTAAGAAGTGCTACTGCCTTGGCGTACTCCTGAGGAGGAAGCTCTTTTGCCATTCTTGTTAAGAGTACTCTGGTACTTTTTTTATCAAGAACAGAGTCGATCTTAAATTTAGCCCCAACAAGATTATTGATGACGCCTCTTCCCTGGGGTGTCTTTGATAGATAAAAAAGACCTACCTGTGCTTCCTGAGACGGGGCAATCATTAGAGTGCCCGTCCCAGGTTTAAATAGGTTTGCAGAAGGAAGCATTTTCTTTGCTTCCTCATTTGCCTCCGCAGTGATAGGTACGTGGACGGTCATGGTATTCGAAAGAATAACGCCATCCACATTCATGAACGTTTCATAGCCGGGAACCGTGAGGTCGTAGCCATCTTCGCGGATGCCGGTTTTTTCTATGGACTCGACTTCGTCCCACGCCAAGTCACTTCGCTCGATAATGTTTAACCACGCTGCCCCGTCGCTATGCTCCAGTATCTGGCGCGGATCGAGGTAGTTAAATATTTTTTTAGCGAGCATTCGGCTCACTGTGCCGACAGTACTCGCTTTGTGGAATACCGCGTATAAGCTTTTGTGCTCTTTAGTCGCGTCTCTCGGAGCTTTCAGCGTCTTTGTAATGTGACTTGCTAGCCCGAAAGAAATAGGAACGATATCATACCTTGCCGCTACTGCGCTTGCCCCATCTGGAGATACCGATCCTAGCTTTTCAAGTTTATCTGTGTGCTCCATGTATTTTCCTCCCCAAGACTTAATATCTAGGTTGGAAAAACTAAGGCACCAGAATGGCTCGCCGGACGGAGTCTTCGTAGCCGTAATTCTAGAACGAATCCCTAAAGATGAGGCAAGCAGCTTAACTTCTTGTATTAGCCTGATACTGGAGCTTGTGTAGTTCGCCATTAATTGAGGCTTATCTTTGCCGTAAGAGACAGAGATACTCCCATCAGTATCCATTAGGCCCGCAAAGAGTCCGTCTCTGAAGTCGCGAGGAGCAGTCAGAAAAAATGGAGGTAAGTGTTTATTCCTAGCCCCGCTTCCAATAAGTGGCACGAGTGTGCTAACCAGCTGCTCATTGGAAAAAGTATGCTTCACCGACCTACCAAAGCCGCCACCCGCCTCTGCGGGTCTTTCGTTTACATAAGCGTCTGGTTTCTCCCCATCAAAAAGTAGTTGGACACATTTTTTAAACTTGGCAGAGACCGCAGGCTGCTCCCCAGCGAAGCAGACCATGTCACGTCTGGATGTCCAGCCATTTCCAGCCATTGCTCCTAGTGTGTACCCGAACTCGTTATCGAGAGAGATATGCCCCCACATATGCCGATTTGATCTGCGTAGTTCATTTTTATCAGCTGCCCAGATAAACGCGTCAGACGTGTTCTCTTCTAGGGTAATACGGTCCGCTCTTGGAACAAACACATGAAGAGCTTTTGCTTCTGAGGGAGTGAATCGATTTAACCTAAGAGTCCCCCGAGCAATTCCGTATACTGCCCGCGGGTCATCGTCGGTAATGATCTGTCTTCCTGACTGGAGCGTGACAATCTCGACCTCTCTCTGGTAATGCTTAGACCACCCCGTTACTTCTTGCCAGCTAAGCTGTCCACTTTTCTCATCTAACGCTAAAACTTTCATCCCAGGCAAGGTCTGAAAAAAGTCAATCCTTCCTTTTGCCCCCTCTTTCGTCCCTATTAAATCTCCGTGGGGAAATTCAGATAGGTGGAACATAAAAACTTCACCGTCTTTAATTACTGGAACCTGTTCTTTAAATCTTGCTGTCATGGCATAGCCCTCCTTAATGGGCTTATACCCTAAACTTTCAATCTGCGCTATAACATCTGAAGGTATGAACGTAACTACGTGATTTAATTGCTGGTCACCGTCGAAATCTGCGTTGAAACCAGACACAACCAATGGTGGAATCTTCACCGCACGCCCTGTTGTAAGCGTAGGCCTAAATGCCATAATCGAGAACTTATGAAGAGACGGAGCTCGGTTTAAGAGCACGTGCCTATCTCGCATCACAATCTCAAGGGCCTTCTTTGCAAGGGCTGTTCTGCTTTTTATTTCTTCCTTAGCCTGAAGTGGATTCTTGCCGTGGTTCTTAAGCTCTCGCACGATGAAGGGGTCAAAGAGTTTCCAGGCCATCTCTTCTGGCAGGCCCACCTCGTCGACGCCAAGGTCTGGCTCTGGGATGATCGTCCCGCGACCCACAAAGTCCTGCTTCTTCGAGAGCATCTTTGAGATGAAAAAGCCTTCTTTAGGCTGCCCGCCGGACCCGCCCTTAATCTCAGAAATGAACCCGTCGCGGACTCGGCCTTTAATATTAAGATCCGTGAGGCCGCTTACGCCTTTTACGTGGTCATAGATATCTCGGCGTAGGTCTGCTTTTTCTTCTTCCGGAAGGAGGTTCATGACGTCAAGTTTCATCATTTCGTTAAGAACTCCTGTGTTCTGGTACAGGATGTTCACGTCTGATGTGGTGATGTTTCCGTCAGGGAGCGGGTACAGCGGACGAAACGACGGAGGTACCACGGGGAGTACCTTCCTCATGTAGGCTTCGCTCGGTGTCGTCTTGTTATCTTTGAGGGCTTTAAGGTATCTCAGCCGTTTGTTCATCTCATCGAGGATAGCCCCGGTAGCTTTCTCTGCTTTCTTTGAAAGAGCAGCGATCTCTTTATCCACGTCAATCTTCTTAAGAAGAGCTTCCATGGCGTGGCCGCCTGTGAGCCCTTTGCCGTCTTTATTGAACTTTCCGTCTGGGCCGAGGAATAACTTTCCAGCCATGATTTCATCAAACTTCCCGCCGAGGCCGGTTAGCTTTCTCGCTGCGTTCTCGAAGACTGGATTGATGACGGGCTCTTTTAACTCTACGTGCGCCCATTTTGTTCCCTTCATCCCGCCGGTAATAACCTGGTCAAAGAACCCACCCTTCATGGGCTCAACGTCTTTTTTAATATCCTTGCCTCGGTAGAACAGAGGCTTTTTAATTTCGCCGTTACTCATCCCGCGCACCTGTGCGTCGGTGAACGGGGTAAGGGTTAATTTTGTGCCTTCTTTTTCCACGTTTACCCCAGCACCCTTCAGGTACCCCATAAACTTATCGTAAACAAACGGTGCCTTTGGGGGAGGGAGCTGCTGCCCGGATTTCAGGGCTTTCCAGAACTCATCGTTTTGGTTGCTCTTGATCGAGCTCATCTCGCGAAGGTTTGCACGGGCTCCGTGAGAGAGCATCGAGTAGACGGTCAAAAGGTCCATTGACTTCGCGGCTTCTTCTCCACCCGCCTTCAGGGGCTGCATATTTGCGTCATAGGGCTGACCGGGGCCACCCTGGCGCACGGAGAAGTTCACTGTCCCCTGCTTGAAGAGCTTAAGGATGTATGGATTTCCTACGTGGACCTGTCCAAGGGACTTACCGGTGGCGGGGTCGATGAGCTCTTCTTTGTCTGAGATTCCCTGCTGCTTAAGAAACTTCCTAGTGGACTGGAGGTAATCTTCTCCGGAGAAGTTATCGACCCGGTGGGCCGTTCCCGTCTTGAGGGCTGCCTTGCCGGCTGCGGATTCATAGAGCTGTCCGATATTGATCCGGCTTATGATTCCGTGTGGGTTAAGGAGGATGTCCACCGGCTCGTTCTTTTTGTTCCTAGGTGCCTCTTCGTCGGGGATGATTTTTGTGATGATGCCCTTGTTACCCATCCGACCTGAGAGCTTGTCTCCGATCTTGGCAGGTTCTTCGGTTTTAACAAAGATCGTAATTCGCCCGCCAGAACGTTGGACGTCCATGACGACTCCGTCATCCTCCAATGTCCAGTACAGGCTTGCATCCTTAGGCCGGTCCGAGAGGACACGGCTTATCGTCGCGACCATCTTTGATGGGGCACGTTTCTGGAGGACTGCAATCAGTGCCTCTCCTTGCTTGATCTTTTCGCCTTTTTTAATAACGCCGTCGCTGTCTAGTTTCTTTCTGTTATCGGGCGTAAGCGCGTTTGGGTAAAAGCTAGTAAACGCCTGCAATTTTAGAACAACGTTTTCGTTGATATCGATGGACTTTTTATGAATGTGCTCACTTGTTAACTTTTTTGCCGCGGACTCTGTGACTACGATCCCGTCCTCGAAGTTAAGGCCGTGGTAGGGCAGGTACGCCACACGGAAGTTTGCCCCAAGAGCGAGCGTCCCGTCTTTCGTGTAATTGGAGTCAGCTAGCAGATCGCCTTTTTTAACTCGCTGGCCTTCTTTGACCTTTGCTTCGTGGTGTAAGAACGACTTGCGGTTTAGTGCGAAGTTGTTATAGAGGGGGAGCTTTTTTTCCTCCCCGCTATCGAGTTTTATCGTAATGAAGTCAGGGGTAACTTTTTTGATCACTCCGTTGTCTGGAGCGATTACGGCCACCTGCTGCCCGAGCGCTCTTTCGGTAGTGGTCGGTCCGATCCCTACTTGCACAAGTGGTGCTTCTCTATGTTTTAGAGCGATGGCTTGCTCAAGCATCTTGGACGCCATCATAACCCGGTTGCCCTGGTTTGACGGCAGGTACGGAACGAGATTTGTGCTGATCGAAAACAGTGCCTCCGGTCGTGGGGTAAAATAGTCCACCTTCGTTCGGGGGATCTCAACAACCTTACCACGATACATCGCCTTAACTGTGGGGCCCTGTTGGTTTGGGAATGCAATGTACTTTTCAAAGGATTGCGCTGGCGTAAGGAAAATGGACTTACCGCTTTTATCCACCAACGCGGATTTTAGTTCTTTGCCATCTTTTATAACGCCCATAGGGAGATTGAGGTTGGCGCCGATTTTCGAGCTGTTTCCGAGCCAGATGGGCACACTACGGCCTCTTCTGACAAGGAGGAGCCCGCCAGGTACAGTGGCGCAGTAAACCATCCCCTCATATTCTTCTTTGTAATAGTCGCTCTTCCCTGTCCCATGATTAAATTTTCTTGCAGAGCGGGTACGCGCCCGCAGTATCCTTACTTCGTAAATATCGAAATAAGTCTCTTTTCTGTTATCTTTGTATTTACTGACGGTTGTCGAATACCCCAGACCTATGGCTAGCTTCTCAAAATCAGCAGCTAGCTGCGGGCTTGATGTGCAGTAAACTCTTTGAGGGTAGGATGCACCTTTTGCTCTGTTGCAGTAAGTTCGTCCATCTCCTAGTAGCATTGCATCGAGCATTCTATGCCGTGCAGACGGGGGAGCTTCAAATAGCTCCTTAGGGATGAACCTCTTTTCCTGGGTACCCTGGTCCTTAAAATGAAATGCTAGCTGTTTGTTACCAATGCTGTAAGTCTTGCGGGACTTCGCAGACTGGCACCATTTCCATGGAAGGGAGTCCAGTAATGCCTCAATCCTCTTGCAGTTGTCTGGGTTTGCCAGAGAGTCTTGAAAAATCTTAATGTGGTACGCTTTAGGCTCTTTGTAGGTTATAGACCCTTCAGAAAGAAACCACCCCCACAGCTCACACCAGTCACCCATAGGAACGGATTCAACTTGCTTGGCTGCGTTGCCCGCGTCGATCTGGGTGAGTTGAAACCTTTCCTGACCGGCCCCGATGTATGGTTTATGGTCCGTGCAAAAGGTTTTGCTTTTATTGTGCATATCTTCTGCAAATACGAAACGCCAGGAGTCACTCTTCGAGTCCTGTGGCCTGACATACATACGGTGATTTGGTGTTACAAAATAACTTATTTTACTATTTTTAGCACCGTACATCGTTCCTTTATAGAAACTGCGGTGCATCGCTTCCGCTGGCCTAAACTCTAGTCTACCGTCTATCATACAAGCGAACAGCTCGGAGTCAGCTACAGCCGACCACTTTTTCCATCCGTCACGCGTAAACACCTCGGTGTCTCCGTCAAAGCACTCAGGAGTATTCGCTGGGTCAAGAAACCCATAATGCGACGGGTGGATCTCACGCATCTCTTTTGTGATCGCATGGTGCGACTGAATGCCGCCAGACCCCATGATAGTGGTGCGGTAGGCACCTGTAATCATCTCAAGAGGATTTGTTTGTTCCGGCGTAGAGGATTTGTCGTCCTGGGTGAAGAAACTTTCCACCACCGAGCTAAACGCTCCGGGGTTAACTAGCTGGGTGAGCTTCGTTCTTTTGACGTTATCGATGCTTCTTTTTAGCTTGAACGCTAGGGATTGTTTGTTCTTTTGTATCCGCTCTTGCAGGTAGTCCTCGACCCCGTGAATTTCTTTGAAGACAAGTGAGTCCCTGTCTGTGGCTTCTTTCTTCCCAAGGTGCACTTCGAGAAGATGCTGAGACGCGGCAAGGAGCATCGGCCCGTCAACGCGGTCGAACTCTTTTCCGAGAACAAGTTTTGTGGTCTCGGGGCTTATCTGGGTTTTGCTGAAATAGTCTTTCAGGTCTCCGGTCTTCACTCCAAACGCCGCAGCGGCTCTTTGGACAGCATTTGCGTCCACTCGTTTGTTGGCGGACTCCACCTGGGAGGTCCATGCCTTTGAGATGGCTGGAGCGGATAGTCCTAGATAGGTGAGGATTGGGTACAGAGGGATATTTGCCTGCCCGCCACCGATCTTTTGGATGAAGAACACGCCTGTTCTTTCATTAAAAATAAGATCGAAGTTCTTACCGCGGGCAAGGTTTACCTGAGTCTTAAGCTCCCCGTTTTGCTTTCTGAGTGTATACACCCCTGGCTTAAGGCGAAGCTGGCTGTGGACTTGATATTCATTTCCGCCAACAATATAACTGAGTCGATCCGTTAGCTTAGGTAAGGTAAAAAGTTTTACCTTATCTGCCTTATCGATTACGTTCTTTGTGGCTTTCTCGATTAGGGTAAGAGACGCGTATACAGGAGCACCCCATGTCCCGTCTTTTCTCTTAACCTGAGACTGAGAGGCATAGTCTTTAGAGTCCATCGAATCGTCGACCCAGACCCTGTCGAGCCGGATCTCGCGGATCTTGCCATCAACCGGAAAGATCTCCTTTACCGCACCAACTGCCGCCTCTTTTATCTTAGCAAACTGCTTATCAGCATCGAAATTATACATAGTTTTATTGGTATAAGCCTTATGAGGTTGAAGTTAGCTGTCGGATTCTGGAGGTAACGTGATCGAAATTTTCAAAGTTGCGATTGAATTGATTCTATGGGGAATTGTAGCACAAGAGGAGGGGAAAGTTGATGGAGAATAGCAGCCCAACGGATGGGGTGATGCCGGCCCAAGTGGTTGGAAATAAAGTGGCAGCGCCGAGGAGGCAAGGAGCTTTGGCTCAGGTTTTTAGCCACTTTACCAGAAGGGATTTCTGGATTGATCTTTTGGACACGCTGGTTAAGACGGCGTTTTCTGGCTTTTTGATTGCAGTGGGAAATACACTTCTTGAGGCTGGAAAGAAGAAAGTTGGCGGAAGCGCTACCATGTTCGACACCCTTGGGACCCAGAGGCCGCAATCCCCTGCCGCCCAAGCGTATAGTCGTGGCTATGGCACACCGTCGTCGAGCTACTCTCCGTCGTACCCACCGGCTCCCGTCGGGTATCCGCAGAGTAGTCCTAGTAGAGATATCTTTCCTGGTTTTTGAAGTAAACATCAAAAACATAGGGCTCAACCTCTTTTTGGCAGGGATCACTCCCTGCCGATTTTTTTTTACCTACTGAGCGACTGGTGGAACGGGTGCTTGGTTTTTGGTGTTAATCCCAGGAGATGGGCTAACATCAGAAGGGTTCGTCGCGGTGCCGGAAGTGACATCGGCCACGGTAGCGGTCTTTGGCATCTCGCCGCAGTCTTTCATTCCAACAGTGGTTTTGAAAAAACCTTTGAACGCCTTAAACATCTGAGATCTCCTTTAGCAAAGTTGTTTCTCTTCCCAGGTAATGATCCACATAATTCTTTCGTGGAGAGAGGTCACTGTCCCTTCCTCGTTGAATTCCTTGTCTTGGATCTTCTCCTTATCTTTTGTCAGTATCGAGACATTCGGATCGTTCATAAGCCGGTCGAACGCTTTTAAGTCATCTTCTCTGTCAGTGTCAAACCGCCTTGTTTTGATAACAGTTTTAAACATTAGACGACACCTTGACGTCTTGGCGCTCTCTGCTCTGGGAGGGGAGACATATCCGTCGGAGACCCTGCAGGATTCATCCCCTGTCCTATTAGACTTCCGTAAGCCTTCTCCAGTGCTGCGCCAATATCAGGCATCTTCATCTTGATCTCGGCGATAGTCATCCTTGCCTGCGCAGGATCTATCCCGGCAAGCTGATTTGCCCAAGAGCTGACTTTTGCATCTATCATTTCTTGGGGCTTCGGAGGAGCGGGAACTCCAGGCTGTAGCTCAGAGGGTCCCGCCATGCCTCCGCTTGGGTGCGTCTCTTGGGGTATGGCCTGCGTTTGCTGCGGAACGCCCTCTTGTCCGGGAGGGGCCTGGTCTAGCATCATCTGCTGATCACCGAGCTGAGTCATCTCTCCGACGTTTTCTTGGAGTTTCTTCTGAGCTTCCTCTTGGGCTTTATTTGTGAGCTCTTGCAGTTTTTGCTGATAGTTAAACTGAATGAGCTGAGCCTCGCCCTGGCTCTTCGCCCCGCCCTTAGACTGCAGGTCCATCATGTAGTTTTTGACGTAAATCTCTTCAAGCATCTTCTTAACTTCCTGGTCGTAGTCGTAACCAAGTTCGGTAAGAAGAGTCTGGTCGGAGACCTTCCCTTGAGCGTTAAGACCGATGAGCTGCTGATTCTTCTGAACGTCATCGGCCATGCGGAAGTCTGCAAACTTCATCTTTTTGCAATCAGGGAGTGTCATCCAAATGCGTAGCTTGTTCTTAATCCAGAAGACAAGATCAAGAAGCTGCGAGCGGTTTTGGATGAAATCGTTTTCGAGCATACGAAGTGTGACGGAAGATCCAGTCCAGGACATACCTCCCATCAACATCTCGCTCGGGATGCCCATACCCCCGACAACCGTCTGTGTGAGGTAGTTTAGCTCTGGAGAAAGAAGGAGTGCTTTCCCGTCGCCACCAAGGCGACCGAAACCAACAGGGATTGGGATCACAGCCTTAAAGTTGGGATCGCGTCGGTGCTTTTCGATAACGCTTTCTATCTGTGTTCGCCAGCCAGCGAGGTCGGTGTGGATGTAGGGGTCCTGCTGCGCATTTGGAAGCGGGTAGATAACATCAAATGGCACGATGTGCTCAAGGGCTATAGCCTCTTGCGCGCGACGGAGCGTGTAAAAATAGAACATGTCTTTTAGGACGTGAATGATTGCGGGTTTGCCCCAGCCCTGGTCTTGCTCTGCCAACGTTGGGTTTTTAAGGTGAATGAGGTTATCTTCACTGAACCGGATAAGACGGCGTTTTCTGATTGCTTCAAGCACCACAAGCGGGATGTCTTCCAGGATGTCTTTGTCGCCGCGAAGAATTGCGTTCTTTAACTTTGCAGGCACCATGTACATGTACACGTATCTTCCGGTGTACTCGTTGAACTTGATCTGCATGTTCTCGGGGTTCCAGCGGATGAGCTTGACCGCTTTCAAGTCCCGGTAGGGCACGTCTTTTACGTCAACATCCCCGGAGTGGTTGCAAGAAGAGCACGTCCCAGAAAAGCTGTGCACGGAGGCGCGAAACGACCAGTTCCACTGACGGATCGGTTGTCTGTGCTTGCAGTTTTTACAAATGAGAAATCTGGTAAATGGGAGATGAAGCGACACAAAACTGTTTCCGTAAACGTGGTAATCCAAATTTACTTCCATCAGCCGGTCTTTGACTTTTAGATAATCGTTGAAAACCTTTGACCAGAGATCCCTCGTAGATTCGTGCTCGTCTTCAAAAACAAGGTCTGTGATGGGGTACCGGCTAACCTTCTTGATGGCAGCGCCGATTAGTGGGGAGTTGTAAAAATAAAAGGTACACCAGCGAAAAAGCTCCTTGATCGTTGGAGGCATATATTGCTGGGACAGATCAAAAAACTGGTTTGGGTACCGTGCCCCACGAGAACTACCAAGGGCAACGTTTGGGTTGCTATTTGGTGGGTTGCTCGGATTTGACAGTGAAAAAGAAGTCATCTATACCTCTGTGCCTAGGGGATACCGGTAGTCTAAATCTACGACGAGATCAGTGATAAACTCAAACGATTTCGCTGGAACGGTAAGGTTTTTAGAATAGCCAATTGCAGGAATCTCAAGATGGATAAGGGCCCCTTGCAAGATTGGGATGCTAAAACGCCCGTCTGGTCCTGAGAGAGTGTCAACAGGATCGAGGGTTACATTAGAATTACCGCTTGCCTCGTGGGGATAACTCACAAGACTTGCTGTGATAACAGCATCAGGAACGCGAGCGCCCTGGAGGTTTATAATCACCCCCTCAAGAACGCAGACAGGGCCAGAAAAGCAGATGGGCTGCATATACTGTGTCTTCAAGCTTTCGTTTGAGAAAGAGTCGACTGTGGTGATCGCGTAGAAATCTTGAAGAACGCCGTCAGGGTCTTCGTACTCGACAATGGTATTAGGGTCCGGTAGTGCGGCAACCGTGGCAATAAGCTCATCTTCTGACTTCTCGGACACCGTTCGCGCGGTGAGCCCGAGATCTAGAAGAGCGGTACCGCCGACCACCTGGAGTGATCCAGGTGCCTCACGGATGTCAGCCCGGATATAGAAGTAAAGAGGATTTTGAATTGACGGATACGCGCGAGCTCCGACAAGTCCAGCGTTAACTTTGTCGACTGTGTCCATGACGCCATCAAAGGTAATGGTCTGGTTTGCAGTGTTCCCGATCTTAAGGATTAGGGTCTTCCCGCTTACGGTGGCGGGGGCGGCGTCAAATACTTTTACCCCGATCATGCTTCGGTAGACTCGATAGTGTGCCACGTTTGCTTCGGGAAACGGCGCCCAGCGTAGTTTGATCACGGGTTATCCTTCTACAGTAAAGCCGGTTACTTGTGGCGGCGGAAATCCACCGAGGACCTGAAAACCTACCACCGGTGGCAGGGTATAGTAGATGTCAAAGTATTTGATCTGTGGCGCGATCTGGCCAAAGTTCGACCCGATCCCAGTGTCTCCGAGAAAGAGGACGTGTGTTCCAAAAGGGAGAAACTTCATTAGAAATTGATCTCCCCCTCCAGAGTGTTTGTCTCGAACCGACTACGGTACTTTTGTATGGTGGTGTCGTGGCTTGGGAATAGCTCCTTGGTGATGTTTAGCACACCATCAAAGAGTGGACGGAACCGCACTGTTTCTACGATGACCTCGCCAAGGGTCACATCCATAGAGTCTTTGAATGTCACGGTGGTGGTTTGATTGTTTTCATCAATATTAAAAGATATCTTAATATTGTTCTGAGATGTTAAATCCATTTTAACCCACCGTTACAAATGTCTGACGAGACCGCCGGATGTCGCCATCAACCTCGATGTCGATCTCTACATAATAGTTTGAATCACCAGTGGCCGCCATGTTGTTTTGGAACCTAAATATCCCGTCCGGACTTGGGGTTGCAAGGGTACCAGACCACACAGTGGCGCCTAGGTGGTCCTTGACCGTCACTGTGCAGTTTTCACCAAGAATGCGCTGGCCGTCTTGTTCCGCCCAAGCAAGGATCTCCTGCTGGGAGGTAAGGTTGTTGAACGACGTGGTCATGCGATTAACGTACTGCGTCTTGGCAAGATCCGTGAGATCCGTCTTCTCGGCAAGGCCAGATATATCTGGACCAAACGTGGAAGGATCCTGGGTCAGGGTTCGAGATGCGTAGCTCCATATCTGGGCAGGGGTAGCGCCGCCGCCCCCTCCAGGGATGTCATCAATGGCGTCCAAGATATTAACCTCGGCCTGATTGATATGA